TTTAACTCTTTTCTTATGAGGAGCAAGTTGAGGTTTAATAGATGCCGCAGTTGCTTTCATTTGAGCTACTGCTGCTGCTGGGACTGGTGGCATTTTAACCATAGTATCTATTAAAATTTCATATAGCTTCAAAGCTAATTCCATCCACTCTATAGAAGTTTGTCCTTTGAGGACGGGCTCATCTTCATTTTTTAGAGCAGCTACTCCTAAATATATTTTTTTAGCATCTAAAGATACCATTTTATCTCCATCTAAATTTATAGTTTCTGCATTAGCACCTACTGAAGATCCTGCGGACATTAAAATACTATCCTCTTTAGCATTCAAAAATAATCTATCAGAATTAACTAATATCTGTTCTCCTTTAAATTTATCTGGCTTTTCTGGTTCGTCTTCATATGAGTCTCTTTTATCATTTGCAGGTTCTATAGGAACCTCGTGGTCAGACATCATATATATAGAAGCTAAATCTTCGTTAATATCTTCAGTTATAGCTTCAAAACCTGATTCAGCATCTTCGGTTTGTCCTATTCTTATAATATTATAAGGTTTGCCGTTATTGCTATCATCTACTAAAGGATTTTCTTCATGTTTTGTACCTCCTAATCTTATAGTATTAGCATGTCTACCTTCTATTAATACATCTCCGGGAAAGGGCTGTAAAGGGTTTATGTTATCTTGTTCTTCAAAATCTTCTCCAAAATCATTTTCTTCTTCATTATTAGGTAAAGCGTTTTGATGAGGATGGTTCCATATAGGTACTACTCTGTTCCAATATGTATTTAATGCGTTAGGGTTTCCCTCTCTACCGTCATAATAAGGAGCTTTGATAAGTTCTACGATTTCTCCTTTTAATGCAGAAGTTTTTATAGCATTGCCGTTTTGATAAGCAAACTGGTATCTATCTTCTTCTTCAGTTTCTGCATCTCCGCTACCTAAAGGCACCCAGAACACTCCGTTAAGGGCGTTTGATCCTCCGTAATCTTCGTAGTACGGGTGAAAGGCATCTTCAATTACGTCTACAACTCTTCCGTATATTACTTGAGTTCCACCACCTCCGCCACCTCCATGTAGTCCAGGTTTTTTAAATGACATTACTATTCTTCTTTATCAGCTTGGTTTTCTTTTTCTTCCAGCTCTTTATTATTTAGCTCCTGTTCTTCTATTAAATCTTGAAGTTCAGTTAAATCAAAACCATCTACTCCTTCTCCTCTTGAAGCAGCAGATTCTAATCTTTGTACTATAGTAGCTAGTTTAATTAGGTGTTCATCGTTTTTTACACCTATCTCCATATACTCTTTTATCATAGGTACTATGAGAGTAGCATCTCCTATATTTTCTATAAGAGGTTTTAGTTCTCCTATTAAACCTTTTACCTGAGTTCTAGTATTAGATGAGTTATCATGTATCTCAGCGAAAAGATCTGAAAGTGTTTTGCCATTGAATATTTCTTTATCTAAGGCCATAATTATATTTTATAATAAATATGTTATAAAGCCTTATTGTAAACTAACCCTTGTTCTTTGTACTTTAAATATTTGTCGTAGAACGTTTCTTTTAGTTTAGCAATCACTCTAGTAAGTTTAGGAGTTTCGCAGTCTGTCATTTCTCGTATATAAATGTATAGAGCTTTCTTTTTAAATATATCTAAGTCGTGTCTAGTCTTAAAAATAGTTAAAACAGCATCTGCGATTTGTTTTTCTACATCTTTAGAAAATATTTCATCTAATCTTTCATAAGTTTCATCAACCCATATATCTATGAACTTTCCTAGAGTTATAGCGTTTTCTTCTTTTGGTTCACGATTATTAGTCCAATAACTATCAGTTTCATCAAAAGAACCTATTTGCTTTAATTTCTTAAAGTTTTTATTGTTGTAATTAATTAACCACCTTTTTACTATAGTTCCAAAGTATGAATATGCTTTTGCACCGTTATCTGGGTCAAACTTCATTATTTTTTCTTCTAAAAGTACAGAAACTATTTCATGCTTTAAGTCTTCTATCTTTTCTACGTCGGTATAGTAAAACTTAAACGTATGTATTATGTTTTCCGCTAGTTTATAAAAGGGATAATAGATATGTTCGGTGAAAATCTTGTTCCGATAGTCGTTATCGGTAGATGTATTGTATTTTTTTATGTATTCTTCTGTCTCTTTGGTGAAGTAATTACTGCTCGATTTCTTCCTTGCCATAGTTTTCGGGTAGCATGTAGCGATTTAACTCGTCTTGTACTTTTTTTAAATTATCAAAAAAATAACCGACCTCATCATCACTTTGAAATACCCCTTTTTCATCGAGAGTTTTTAGGTGCTTTTGTGAATCACCAACTAAATTAGAAATATTCTGTAAATATTGGGTTTGATCCTGTACAACATCTTCATATCTTTCTACTTTAACCAATAGATTTCTAATAATATAGGAAAAAATCCCTAAAATAACAACTGATATACCTGAAATTATGTAAATTGATGTAATACTTAGTGTCATATTATAGATTTTTTATCATGTTTGATAGTCCTTTCGAGGAATTTACGTTTTTTCCTGTAGTTGACTTACTTTTTTGTGCTTTAGGTGTTACTGAGCCACCTGATGCTAGCCATAAATCGTACTCTACCTTAGAAGCAAGGAAGTCTGCACTGTGTAAAATGCTAACTATTGAAGTTTTCATACGAGAATGTGGAGTGTTACTGAAAAAGTACGGTTTATTACCGTCGGCAAACAGTCCATCATGTAGTTTTATGGCTAAATATTCGTTTTTACTGACTTTTACCCCGTATTCTTGTAATGTAAACAGGGATCTGTCGGGAACTAGCATAAAATCCAGTTCAGTATTGGGTGTATACATTTCTTGAAGCTTATCTTGCCTCCATTTATCGGTCTGAGGTAGGTATGAAGCCTGTTCTTTAGTACCTATCTTACCTAAATCGTGAAATAATGCTGAAAATACTAGTTCTTCATCGGTAAAATCAATATTACCACCCATTTCACTGTATAATTTCTTCTGTTTTACTGAATACTCTACGACTCTATTGACATGATCAACGTATCCACCTGGAAATGCGTTATGATACCAAGTTTTACCACTAGCAGGTGCCATAACATAGGTCTCGGATAGGTCCTCAAGCATAGTATTAACGGCATTTTTACGATCTTTTATGTAATGGTCGACTATTTTAAGGTGTTTATCCCAATTTTTTTGAATTTGCTCCGCTGTTAGGTTCATATAGTATTCCTTTTTTTAATAACTAATTAGATTCAATATATTTAGTATAATATAATTAATAATTAATATAAATTTATAATTAATAATACTTTATATATTATATATTATTGAAGATAATAAAAATAAAGCAGAAAGGCAACTATTTTATAATAAATTTTTCTAAATAAGTTTTTTCTTCTACTGTAACTCCACCATCCCACCATACTTTCATCCATATCTGTATAGTATCATTCTCAAATTCCGGAGGAACTGGACCTACTATTCTTTTAGAGTAACCTTCATTAAAATATATTTCACTCTTTTGTACGAGAGGTAGTACTTGGCCTTGAAACTGACTTAGATAAATAGTTTGAGTACCTACTGGTATAGGATCTCCCCATTGAGTTTCTAACCCCACCCATGGTTTGTATAAAGGAAAGGTAACCGAAAGGCTATCTCCCATTATCCAATAACTATCTGTATCGAAAGCTGCTATAATATGAGGTTCACCATTGTAATGATACTCTGGAGATGTCTCATCTACTAAAACTTCGATATCAAATCGAGGCCAATACTCCCCGTCCCAGTCTAAATCGACTATATAATTACCCTCTTCATCTTGAGGATAGTTTATTATTAACTCCGCATCACATTCTCCATCAGGACAAAGTGGTACGAATGCTTCTTCTTCTTTAGTACAGCTAAATAAAAGAGTACTTAATAAAACTAAGCTTATTAACTTATTTTTTAGACTCAAAGTATTCATAAATATTTAATGAAGTTAACCATTCACCATTTAAGGTAACCATACCATTCATATCCGCTAACTCTCCTACAGTAAGATCAGTAACGAAATCTTTATTTTCTAAGATTCTTAATACTTTTCTACCTAAATTAGGATAGATAAGAGTTCTTTCTTTAAGTTGCGTTTTATTTACTTTATTTAATTTATCGTATAAACTTGGATAAGTACTCATTATATAGAAAGTTTTAAAAGTTCAACATTAACTATATGCTCGATAACTTCATTAAGATTAGCTTCATTATCGCCTATCTCATTCCATTCGAACTTTACGTCTTCAACTATTTTATTAAGATGCTCATCACAAGCTTTAAGATGATTAGCTTTTAAGAAGTCTATAACCTCTGCTTTAAGATAATCGTTAAAATTTACATTATACATAACCTTTATTTTTTAATTTATAATATAAATATAAGAAAAAATATGCAGAAAAGCAACTAATTCACTAAGTATTTTCATCATCTCTTTTAGTTGTTCCTATTAAATATATTGCTATTATTACTAATAGAACCTTTACAGCTAGATTTAGCATAAGAAAAGGGGTTGAGTTAAAAAGTTTTAATAGAACGGATTAGGCCGCCGCGCGAAACGCGCGAAGTTCGCCCGAGATTTTTATTGAATGATCTTCTTTAGTTCTTTAGTAAGCATTTTAGATTCGATAATATCCAGTACGTTTTTAATTACAGAGCATCTTTCGTATTGTTCTCTTTTTTCGAAGTATTTTAAGATATCATTAAAAGCATAGAGTGTAGCTTCTAAATCATATGCATCTCCGATAGAATATACATCTTCAAATTTATTTAATTTTAATCTATCGATGTAATTATACATTTTACTATAGTACTTGTACTTAATATCGTCTTTAGCTTCTTTGAACGCCTCTTTATAATGACGCTCATACATAGCCTCCATAAGGTAGTAATTCTGAACCG